CACAGGTTGGCGCTGGCATAGACCGACTGCGCGCAGGAGATGTTGCTGTCCACGAACAGCGTCGCGTGGACCGAGAGGTTGCCCCACATCTGCGAATTGCCGTTGTTGTCGATCAGCATGTGCGCCGCGTTCGGATTGCCGCCGCCATCCATGTTGCCGAGCCACAGCCCTGAGCCATCGGCCCAGATACCCACCGCGACGCCAGCCGTCGAATAGGCGCAGATCGACGGTTGCCCACCCTCGCAAATGATACGCGAGCCATAGGCGATGAATTGTCCGCTGACGGTCAGATTGGCGCTGCCGTCGAGCGACATGCCAGCGCCGCTTGGCGTTCCCCAGCTGCGCGTGCCGTTCTGCCCGTTCCAATAGTCGGCCCAACTGCCCGCCCATTGCCGGTAGCGGTAGATGCCGGAACTGAAATTGATGAAATCGCTTTGGTTGTTGAACCACACGCTCGATCGGAAGCCAGCGCCGCCATCGACCACCAGGGATTGCTGGATCTCCACGCTGCCGGAGACGACGCCGCCGGCGAGCGGCAGGTAGGCGCCGGCGATCCCGGTGACGTAGGCGCGCGAGGCGATTTCCCCCTGGTACGTGTTATCGACCCACATGCCGATCACCGAGCCTTCCCAGCCGAAGCCGATGAAGTGGCCACCGTAGTAGCTGGAGTAATTGATGCCGTAGCCGCCGACGGTCAGCGCGCCCGAGAGCGTGCCGCCGGCAAGCGGCAGATAGGGCATCGCGCCGCCCGCGACGGTCGGCGCGCGGGCGAAATTGACGATGCCGTTGCTGCGGGTGATCGACAGCGGCGAGTCGAGAAACGCCCCGGCGTCGGAATAGCGATTGATGTCGAAGTTCGAGCCGAAGTTGTTGCCGGTCTCCGCTGCCTGATCCGCAAGAACCAGATCCCACCGCAGCACGCCATTCGTCTCGGCGAGGATCTGTGCGCCCTGGCCGGCACCCCGGCTCATGGCGAACGACGCCCATTGACCAGCCGGCGCGTTCATCTGCACCGCGCCCGCGTTGACGGTCAGTGGTCCCGTCAGCGTCCCGCCTGTGAGCGGGAGATAGCCCGCGCCCACCGCACCGCGCGCCACCGTCGTCACCGCCGCGGTGAACCGCTGCTCGAGCGCCGTCATGCCCGCGGGCGTGCCGTCGTCCAGCATGTCCTGGCCGGTCTGATCGACCGTGAATTGCCCGATCATCGCCGAGATCAGCGAGGCCTGCCGCCACACCTTGTTCAGCTGGATCGACAACGCCGTGCCGGTGGAGAAGCCAAGAATGCGCGCGGTGAACCCGCTCGCGATGTAGTCCGCCTGCGCCATGACGTCGGCCGCAGGATCGCCCGCGAAGGTCTGGAAGTCGTTGGTTGCCATTGTCCGTTTCCCTCAGAGCGTTTTGATGATCTTGCCCCATGCGCCCTGATTGAACCCGCCGAACGGCCCGCCGTCCGACGCAGGGATGTTGAAGGCGAACAACGGCTCGGTCGAAACCGTCGTCTCGATGAAGTTGTAATGCACGCCGCTCGCCTTGATCGGAAAGTCCTGCTCGAGCACCGCGAGCATCAGCGACGACAATTCGACGCCGGGAATGAGCACGTCACACTGCATCAGCCCGCCCGACGTGTCGCCCTTGTCCTGCACGATGACGCCGGGAAACACCGCGTTGAATGCCTCGTAGATCTGGCTCAGCGTGCCGTCCCAGCTGTTGGCGATCGCCTGGAGTTTGAGCAGCGTGCGATAGGTTTCATCATCGAGCGCGGTGATTGCGTCGGTCGGCTCGTATTTGCCCAGCCAGACGCCCTGGTTGAAACCGGTGCGCGCGCCAGAGCCATCGTTGAACGAAAAGAACACGCCGCTGATCGGCACCTCGACGAAGCGCGAGCGGCCGATCCACTGGCCCAGGATATCCAGCTGCACACCGACCGCGCTGTCGAGATCGAAATCCGCGGTCATCTGCGCCAGCATGGCCTGCGCATCGACCATCGGCTGGAGCAACACCGCCACCGTGTTCATGAAGCGGGGTTTGTCGCTGTGCCAGCTGGTGATCAGGCCGAGATAGTCAGACAGGTTCATAATCTGCCTCGCAAAGTCTCACTCGGTAGCTCGCCGAACTCGGCGCGATAGTACCGGGCGAAGATCCCCAAATTCCAGAAGCCGATCTCATACGCCGCGCGCGTGACGCCCTCGCCGGCGAGCAACAGCGCGCGCGCCCGCAGCAATCTCTGCCGGCGCATGTATCGGGCGGGCGAGATGCCGAGTTGCCGGCTGACATAGGTGGTCAGCGAGCGGGTCGAGGTGCCCAGGCGCTGCGCGATATCCGGAAGCGCAAGACGGTCATCGCACGTCTCTGCTATCGCGATGAACCGCCTGACCGTGAGGTCGGCGTAATCACGACGTTCGCTGTAACGCAATGGGCGATCTCGAAGATGTCGATCGGAATGTTCGCCATCGCATAGGTGCCGCCGCTCGGGCTCGCGATCGTCATCGCTGTGATGTCGTAGGTGTTGGTCGCGCCGGTCGGCAACCCTGTCGTCGTATCGCATAGATTCGCCGGCAACCATAACTTGGAATAGACCACGTCTTTGCCGGAGCCGAGACCGTTGATGTAGTCGGCAACGGTCTGGCTGATCGCCGCGCCGATGATCGTCGAATAGCCAGCCTTCGGTGTCAGCGTGATCTTCACGCCGATGTCGACCTGCGACGGCACGAAGAAACCAATGTCATGCGGCAAGCCATAGACATCGTCGACCGTCTCGCGCGTGGTGCCGTAGGTGTAGCAGCCTGGGGTTTTCTTCAGCAGGATCGTCTGGCAGATCTGCGTCGCGTCGCCGCCCTGCACCACCATGCTGATGCTGTGCGGCGGCAGCGGGCCGACACCGACCGGCGGCGTGGTCGCTGTGTAGTCGGTCGAGGTGTCGTTCTCGTATGGCACGCACGCCGTCACGCCGGGCAGCTGTAGCACCGCGCCGGCGATGCCCATCAGCACGGAGAGCGCCGGCAGCGCGGTTGACTGGCTCTGCCGCACGCGCAACCCCGCGTCCAACTCCACCGGGGCTCCAGGCTCGGCGGCGGCGGGATTGGTCACCGTCTGCCAACCCAAGGTGATCGTGTCGATCTGCGTGATGGTGCCTGCGGCCGCGCCCAAGGCCCCCGCGGTTTCCGCCGTCGCCGTCACCGTGATCGCGCCGCTCACCGGGATCACGACAGAGACCGGCAGCAGCCAGCGGTTCGATGACTGGTCGAGCGCCGCGCCATTGGTGATCAGCGTGCCGGCCTGTCCGACGAGCAGCAGATCGACGCTCGAGTTCGACGGCAACTGCCGCGTCATGCCGTTGATCTTGACGTTCGAGCTCAGACCCACGCCCTGCGCGGTCGAGGGACTGAAGGAATTATAGACCGCGACACACGCGGCATTCGCGTCGGAGGCCGCGAGCGCGAACACGCCGATCAGCTGGCCGTCCTGGCTGTCGTTGGAAACGACGATGTCGCTGCCGTAGATCGCCTGAAACTGCGAGATCAGGAAGGCCTGGATCTCGGCGAACGTCCGCGCATGAATGCCGGTGGCATCGACCCAGGCGGCGGTCGGGCTTTGCGTCGAGCCGGACATTACCAAGACCCCGCATCAAGGGCGAGAATGCGGAAGTTGGAGATGTCGGTGCGCGGGCCGACGAGCAGGTTGGCGGCGACCATGGAGAGGCTGGTGCCGCCGGCAGCGATGATGCCAACCGCGAGCGCCGGACCACTCGCCGCCTGCTGCGCCGGTGCCGCCTGCTGCATCAAGGCCGCCGGCACCGGCGGCCTGACGACGACGCGCGGGATCGGCGCTGGAGGCACGGCAGGGGACCGCAGCATGGGCACGGCTGGCCCCCGCGCACGCAGCGGCGGTCGCCGCCGGTTGGGCAGCGCCACCACACCGGGATCGCGAAGTACGACAAGCGGCATCAGAATGTCCCCGCGTCGAGTGAGGTGATGCGGAAGTCGGTGATGGCGGCGGGGGACCGTGTCAGGTCGGCCGGCGACATCTCCATCGCCGTGCCGCCCAGGATGCCCAGCAGCGAGGCGCGATTGCCGCCAAGCCCGATGCCGATCGACGGCACCGCTCCCGGCAGCTTCGCCGCCTGCACAGCGACCGCACCGTAGGCGGTGTCGATCGTGACCTCCGCCGTCCAGCTGCGCGTGCTGGTATCGGTCTGCGACGCATAGGCGGCAATCGCCGTGACGTTCGGCGTCGTCTGCACGCGATCGACCACAACGATGTCGCGCGTCGCGCGCGTCCGCTCGCCCAGCACCTCGGTCGCCCATGGTGTTCCATCAGAGGTATCCGCGAACCACTCGCCCGCATTGAGCCGGAGCCGCGTCATCACCCACTGGCCGACGCCCTCGGGCTGATCGACCCAGAAGTTGTCCTGGCCGTGGCCGAACGTCATGTCGCCAGTAGAGTCCAGTTTCCGGTAGCGCATCATGTGCTCCCGTCGATGATGTCGCCGCGGGCTTGCAGGAATTGCAGCAGCGCCTTCAGCGCCGCGATGCCGCCATAGCTGCCGGTGATCGTCGGCTTCGCGATGGGGGTCGCTCCCAGCACGCCCAGCTTGTTCCCGCTATCGCCGACCATGACGTTCTCGGCCTTCAGCGTGACCGCCTGATTAGCACCGTCCACGGACACCACCGCCTCGCCGGCACCGTTCGCATAGAGCGTGATCGCTTGGTTCTTGCCATCCACCTGAATGACGGTCTTCTTGTCGTCGCTGCGCAGCTGCACCGTGTCCGGATCGACCCCGCCGGCCGGCAGACTTGCCTGACTGCGCAGCCCGACATGCGCCACCGCGTCGTTGATGTCGTGCATCCGCCAGTCGCTCGGCTGTTGCGTGCCGCCGTGCTGA